TGAGATATTAATTTTCTGACTATTGAACCAAGTATCAATCTCTTTGTGAATATCATCATTGTCAGCAATGATGTGCTTCAAATCGACTTGAGGAATCTCAACATAGATATTTTCATGTGAATTATCATTGATAAGATTCTGCAGATTATCCTGAAGAGAATCTGCAGTCTGAACCTCAGGTTCATCCTTCAGAGGGGCACCAGCAGGTTCATTATAATCTGCTTCTTTAGACATCTCACCATAGTTCATGGACTCACCAGAACCTTCTGTAGAGGCATCTTCATGCCTCTCTACCAGTTCATTTGCAGGTTCTTCGGATTCTCCACCCATCTCATTAGAAGGCATGGGCATATCATCAATCTTTTCCTCTTTCTCTATCTTACAAAATAGATAAAGTTTTTCTGCTACTTCTAAAACCTCATCAAAGGTTTCTGTATCGGCAATCATATTGATGATTTCCATTTCATCATCAGAGAAATTCAAATCAATGAAGTTACCAACCTTAAAATATAGATTTGCACGATCAGCAAGATTGAGATTAGAAATAGACTCATTAGAAATAGAGAAGAAGTCCGCATCATTTAGTTCCTTATATCCATTGAAAAATGTTTTGGCAAGTCCCATATACTTGCGCTTCATCAGTTTCTCGATACGTGCATCTTCAACCACATTGACAAACTGAGGAGGGACAGCAACTTTCTCCAACCAATCCTCATCAGGAGTAAACAGTGCATGTCCAACTTCATGACCCACCAGGAGATCATAAACAGTATTACTTGCCCTCTCCCACATAGGAAGAGTCAGAACACGGGTGTGAACATTGAAGCAAGCAGTATGTATTTTCTTGTGCTCAACGATAAGATCCTCAGTTGCAAGGAGTTTGGCAAGTTGTGATTTGATTTCGTGTTTGACTGCCATGGATCTGTCTCAGTTGAACTTATCATACAAGAAAACCCCCCATCTCTGGGAGGTCATGTGCCACTTGTATTACTGTCACACCATCCTGCTAAATCCCTTGACTTTATCAAATCTGATTACATCAGCAAACTTATCATGTAGAGATTCTTTATGAGATATGACAAAGATATTTGCATCTTTGATTACATACCTAATAATCTTTAGAAATTCTTCTGTCCCAAACCCATCAAGGGAACTATCAAATACCTCATCCATGATCAATAGATTTGTATTGACGGAGTTTTTCATCCTTGCCACTTCTCTCCAAGTGAACAAGAGTGCTAAATCGATTCTCATCTTCTCTCCCTCACTGAAAGAAGAATATGAAAAATCTTCATGAATAGGAGACTTGACGGTTTCGTTAAATTCCTCATCAAGAGAGAAGTTAATGTAAAAGTCCATCAGTTGTAGATACCGATTGACTTGCTGATTTATCAGCGGTAGATACTTCTTAATAATTTTGGTCTTAACTCCACCGTCTTTAAGTAGACTATACGAAAAATCGTAATAGTTAATATCGTCTTTATGTTGAGCGAGTTCGTCGTATGTAGTTTTTAAACTTTCCCTAAAATTAGCTAACTTGTCATGCTCAGTATTTCTGTTTGCAAGTTGATCGGCAATTCTTTGAATTTCCGATTCCAGATCTCTGATTTGTCGTTGACATCCAGCGATCTTAATATTGTTTTGAGAAATGCCATGCGTTAGTGAAGTAATCTCCTTTGATAGAGTAGTAAATTGACGCTCTCGCTCTTCTTCCTTTTTAATTGCCTCCTCCAGTTCTTTATAACCAGATTGCAACTCTTTTGCTTTAGTTTGAGCGTCTGTAATCCTATTTATCCTAAAGGTCTCTTCAATCGCTTGATCGCATGTGGGGCATACCGTATTTTCAGTAAAGAACTTGTGCTCTTTAGTAATGGTAGATACTTTGTTTGAAATTTTACCCTTCAGATTTCCAAGTTTACTAAGTTTTTCTTTTGCAGATTCAAGACCTTCAATTTCTTTCGTCAATTTAAAAACATCTTCTTCGATGATAGCATTACTATTCATCAAATTATTTTCTTCATTCAGAAGTTTCAGGATATTGCTTTCCTTTTCCTTGATATTCTCCTTTCCACGATTTTCCAGTTCTCCAATAAACTGTTCTTGCATTTGAACTTTATCGTTCAAAGATTCTTTTTTAAGTTCAAGAACCTTGACCTGCTCTCTAACTTGACGAATCTTCTCTTTCATCAAGTTATTCATTGAGGAAAAGATGCGAATATCAAGAAGATCTTCAATCACCTCACGACGATTTGCAGCAGTGAGTTGCATGAATGGAACAAATGTGCTGCTACCAAGAATAACAATCTGAGTGAAAGATTTATAGTTCATCTTAATCACATTCTGCTCAAACCATTTCTGTTGATCATTAGCAGAAGCAGATTGATTTAGAAGATTACCGTCACGAAGAATCTCAAAGGTATTTGGTTTGATACCTCTGATAACTTTCCATTTAATTTTTCCAATAGAAAACTCAACTTCTACAACACAGTCCTTTTCATTAACTGAGTTTATAAGTTGAGGTTTGTTGATTTTGCGAAATGGGCGACCAAACAAAGAGAATGTAAGGGCATCAAGCATTGTGGATTTTCCTGCCCCATTTGTCCCAATAATAAGATTTGTTGGATGGTTTGTAAAACAGATTTCAGAGAATTGGTTACCTGTTGAGAGAAAATTTTTCCAACGAATTTTTTCAAATAAAATCATGTGTTGTTTCTGGGGGAATCACAAGGTCATTTTCAGTTATGATTGCATATTTGTAGTTATGCATCTCACAAGTTTTTATCATCATTTCATCTTCAATTTCTATAATATGCATCTCTGGACTTCCATCTTCCTCCAACATCATAGCATATCTCATGGCATCATCTTCACCCTTGAACAAATAAAGAATTTTATCTCCCTCTTCGTCCACTACAGAATACGCACCTTCCGTTTCTTTTCCATAGATTGTTAAGATGTACATACTAGATTAGTTCACACGCCTCTTGATAAGTTTCTCTCATGATACTTTTCACTCTAGACTTATCAAGTTTGATTTCTGCCTCCTGAATATATCTATCCAAAATAGAAAGTGTATCTTCTGATTCAAAGACCTCAAACTCTTCTGGATCCTTAATATCAAAGTTTTCAACAACTTTCAGTTCAGCAGCTGCATCTGTAACTTTGTCAATAAACTTTTCAAACTTCTTTATATCAGTCTTTTGACGAACAATCACCTTAACAATCTTATTTACATACTCACGAACATCAAATGTTTGATAACTGGTATCTTCGTAGTAGATATTATAGAAAAGTTTGTAAGGATTATTTACTGGAGTATGCTCTAAGGTTTCTGTATCAAAGATATGAAACCCACGAGTATCATTCACATCATTCCAGAACATCTCATAAGGATTTCCTAAGTAGAAGATTGTTCCATCATCTGACCTTGTATGGTAATGACCCGAGAATACTTTCTTGAAGTTCTGATATAGTTTGCTCTCCATACCATGCTCCATGGTGACTCCTCTATGAGCTTTGAATCCTGAGAGTTCAAGGTGCCCCATCGCACATATGCAAGATGTTTTTTTAATGAGTTTGAAAGTTTCTTCCTCATTGTCTTGGTTAATCCAGGGAATAAAAAGTATGTTAAGATCATCTAGTTTTACCTCAGTTGCTTTAGAATAGACAGTCACATTACTATACTCACGAAGGAGTAAATCTACAGCATTGACTTCATTGGTGTTTTTATAATATGCTGTATGGTTTCCAACAATAGTATGGACCCGAATACCCATACTTTCTAATCTGTCATAGTAGTTGTTCTTTGCCCATGCAAGTGCAGAAAAATCAATACCTTTGCGACTATCAAAGGTATCACCCATATCAACTACAGTTGTAATACCATTCTCTTCTAGATATGGGAAAAATACATCATTATAAAATTTTAGAAAGTAGTCATGAAATAGTTTAGAGTTTTTTCTAGCACCAAAGTGCTGATCTGTAATGATTGCAACCTTCATCAACCACGTAGTTTGGAATGGACATTATCTTTGATCTGATTGTAGTCGGAATAGTTTGATCCGTCAAGAGTGTTGTTATCGTCAAACACTTCGCTGTATCCCGACTTTTCGATAATCTTATTTTTAATTTCTAACTGACGCTTTTCTCTTTGAATCCTACGGAGAAACGCATAATGAATGATCTGCGTAAAGTAAGCAAAAGGATTCTGGGATTTCTCAGGATTAAAATTATGAATGTACTGAACGCAATTTTCGATTCCATCAGAGATCATGTCCTCCTTAAACATGTAGTTAACAAAGTTTGGTTTAAAGGAGAGATGGTTTGCAATCTTTAGGAAACATTCACCAATATATCTTGGGATTGGTGGTTTTGTGTCCCATCTCTTGGACCTATCCTCCTTTGTTGGTTCCCTACCATACTTCTTGATAAAGGCAGACTCTACATCATTACGATAAACAATCAATGCTGCTAGAAACTCTTTATTATTAACGTAATGTTCTGATCTCTTCCTCTTAGCCATACCAGAAATTATCATAAGTTTATCTCATATTATGTATAGATTATACCATCTGCAGAGAAACTTGACAAGTTCTCTAAATCTGTGTAGAATAACTCTGTTAGGGTTGATAAGGGAGGTATAGCTTAGCTTTGATTACTCTTATAGATCTTCTCTAAGATCTCTTTTGCATCATTTACATTACCAATACGACCCATTTTTCTATTGATAATGGATTCGTTATTGCTTTGTTTATTTGATGATCTAACATAATCTTGATACATCATAATCATTTCAATATCTGTTGATTCAGACATAGTAAGAACATCTTCAATATTGATCATAAACATATCATCAGTGGTTGTTTTTAACCATGGTTCTACCTTATATCCAGCAACTTTACCTTTACTCTTAATTTCATTAACAATAATTGGATTGGATATTAGTAGTAAAGTTCTATCATCTTCTTCAGAGGCTGCTACCTTTGCAAATATTTCTTCCCCTGTTTTTAATTTTACTGTTGCGTAAAAATCTTCTTCTATCATACCTTTAGTTGAATAGTGATTATCTCATAGTTAAAGTTTTCCTCATTATATGTTTTGATCCTTTCTATGAAATGATTGAGTGTATAGTTTTTTCTAGATTTTGATGAGCAATCATCAGCAATATCATACAAAGTTGCTTTTACTTTGTTTTTTCCTTTTCTAAGAACTCGTCCAATACTTTGAAGATTGCGGATTCTGGACTTACTTGGAGAGGCAAAGATGACATTATGGAGATTTTTAATATTGATACCTGTAGAAAAAGTTCCATAAGAAGCAACGATGATTGCGTTGTTTTCTCTTTCTGTAATTTCTCTGACTTTTTCTCTTTCCTCTGCGTCTATACCACCATGTACAAAAAATACCTTACGGTCATTTCGCTTGCTATTATTTATCTGGTCATAAAGAACCTTTCCATGTGCTTCTACTCTCAGGAAAAGAACAAGAGTATTTCCTTTAAGATCTAATGTAAGATTTTTGATAAAACGATTTCTTTGTTCATGTGAAATCAAATATTCAATTTCATCATTATAAGTTTCAAACTTTTGTGGTGGATGTTTAAGTACAAGACATTGAATATCAAGTTGAGACAAGTGTCCCTGTCTCATCAACTCATCAGTTCTTGTGACTTTATATGATGGACCAAATAAACCTTCCAGAACCCACTTATGCGTTTGAGTTCCATCAAGTGTTCCTGTAAATCCAAATCTATATTTTGCATGATGTAGTTTAGTCATGATTTGAATTAGAGACTTTGATTTGAATAAATGTGCCTCATCCCCTATAACCACTTCAAATCTTTCAAACCATGATCTCTCTAACTTATAGATAGACTGCCATGTAGTAATGACAATTGGACGATCATCATATTTCTCCCTACCACTATAAATCTTGTGGCAATAGTTCTCAACGTCCCATCCATATTCCTGGAAGTCCTTATACATCTGCTCTACAAGACTTGTCGTGGGAACAACTACAAGAATATTTTTTCCGTGCTCAACGTAATATCTTGCTAATGAATAAATCATCAGAGATTTGCCTGATGCAGTGGGAGATATCAATAATTTTCTGTTGTGTTTTAGAGCACCGTATACTCCCTCAATTTGGTATTGACGTGGTTCATGAATTGAAATCGACCTGATATAATCTTTTACACCTTCTAAAGAAATAAACTCATTCTCCTCATATGGAGTTCCGTAGAATTTATTATTTTCAAATTTATAGGTATATCCGTACTGCTTACAAAAAGATACTATCTTATCCAGCAGACCGACATAGATCTGCTTTGAACGCATATCATATAAATGAATTTCTCCATTCCAGTTTTTACCACGATATTGTGGCATAAACTTTGCATTAGGAACTTCGAACTTAAAGTGATCTCTAAGTTCATACTCAATATGAGGTTCCGTATTGATTTTTAAAAATACTTCGTTAGATTTTGATATAACAAGATTTGCTGTTGTATCAATCACATAGATCCATTCATCTAAGAGTATTTATTCTTCTTCAGGGGAGACTGTAGGAGGGGTTGTTGAGATTGCGCCTACAAGGACTTTATTGTTAACTCCAAGAAGATGTGCATCTAAACGTGCTTCATCTTCAATTGGATCTCCGCTACGATTAATGGTCCTAATATGAGTAACACCTACTCCGACTTGATAAGAAACTTGAAAAGTGCTGTCACTTGTTTCTACAATAGTATATGTCGTAATACCTGCAACATAAACTGATGGGTCTGTACTAATAGCCATATCAAAAAATATAAATCTGATTTATTTATCACATGTTGTTGAATCTATGTTCCAACATGATTCTATAGAAATGATCTCTCATTGCGATAAGATCCTCTTGTTCCTCAGCAGGTCCTCCAGACCATTTCTGACATGCTTGAGACAGACCTGTGTGAATAATTCTTATACCTTCTATAGGTAACTCTATTTGATAATAATCGTCTTCCATTATCCTAATCCTGCATTAAATCTCATAAATTCTATTGCATTCTTGATCTGATATGTCCTATTTGTAATCTGCTTCAGAATACTTTCAATGTATACTAACATTGTGTCATAATAATCAATCTTCAAACAAACTGTAGAAAGTTTTTCATCTGCATCAAGATATTTTTGCATTGTATCTTTGTCTCGAATCTTCTTTGGAAATGGATTCTCAACATATACATCAGGATCTGCTTTACCGCTAAAATATTCGTAGCGTTCGTGTCTTATGTTTTTTCTTTGTTGCTCTGCTTTCTTTCTCAAAAGAAAGATTGTATTATACATTTCAAAATACTTTGCATGGAGAGAGGGAATGTTCGTAGATTCTATATGAAGATTGTCCATATCAATCTTTGAATCTTTCTCCCACATCTCCTGAAGTTTATCAAGATCGATCATAAAGGATTGCTTTCCATATCTACTATATTGTAAATAGTATACTTGAAACTTACATCTGCTGTAAAGTAATCGATATCTGTATTAGTTGCATCAAAAGTAAGGGTTGATAACGAATATGGAAATACATCTTTAAAATATACCTGAAATTTTGGCACAAGATTGTTACTCAAAATTTGAAGTGTTGCATCTGAGTAAATATTCAAACCTTCATTAGGGTAAGCTCCACCAAGATCTCCTTTACCTAATTTCTGAAGATTTGTAATATCATCATGACTTTCAGGATACCCAAGTCCACGAATCCATTTTTGTATTTCCATATAATTGGTAAGATCTTCATCAATCAAGAATCTTAGTTTTAAATCTTCAAACGCAACTTTATCTCCAGGAACATCAATATCCTTAAGATATGTTGGTTGCACAGCAATGCCAAGATCTAATGCGGGTATATTTGCAGAGTTGCAAAAAAATGATACTCCTGGACTTCTTCTCAAAGAAAACTTAAATCCAGTTGGAGATAAAAAATTTCTATTTGCTATCGGAGTTCCTCTTGATGTTGACATAATTACTCGCTAACTACAACTGCGTTTTCAAAATGTTTTGGTGTATGGGTTATTCCGTTATAAGTCACCGTAACGTTTTTAGCATCATTAGCATCTGATTCAGAATCATAAACCTTTCTATCATCATATAAATCGGTCCAAGCATTATTGCCTTTGTAATAAATGTCCCCAATCGATGGGTTCAATACACTTATGGTTTTGATATGATAAGGCATTTTATTTATTTCTCTACTTTGCTATTTAGATAAAAAAAAGAGGGGTCCGAAGACCCCCCCAGTATAACC